CAGGGAATACTGGGATTTGACTTTGTTGCGCCCTTCTTGAGTATACGCGTTCTCATATACCACCACATCGTCCATGACAGCCACATCACAATGAAGGCCGGTAATAGAAGTTGTAAGGCCAGCAGTGAATATAGAAGGGTCGCGTACTCCTTCAGTTTTCCTGAGTGGGTGGTCCAAAGAGATTTCAGAGTTTGTCCATTTCTCACGTTTACCTTCCTCCTGATTTATATGATCAGGCCAGTAGCGGCGATGTATCTTAGAAGTAAAGATATCTTTAATGAACTTAAGTTGTTTCTCTGCTAAGTTAGACGTTGAAGAAATATAAAGAACTCTATGGTCAGGGTGTTTAGTTAGATACCAAGCAACACGATAAGCAATCATACGAGACTTCTGGTGATCTCGTGGAAGAAGTATTAATTGAAACTGTTTTGATTCCTGTCTCGTCCACCACCGGCATAGCTCAGTATGCACAGAACCTAATACGGTCTGTGGAGCTACCAGCTTGATGAAGGTAACTAAGTCAGCTTCAGCAGCAGCTTTAATATCTTCTTCCGTTAAACTCATTTCTTTTTCTTTTTGTTTATTTCTGGTGTTTTTTTAGGTTTAATAAGTTTAGAAGCTGTTAAATTTTTATTACGTATTTTTTTAATAGCACTTTTATATCTAGCAGTTCTATACTTACCAGAACTTACTTGAGCAGCTTTACTAATCTTAATCATTACTCTTTGTTTCCCTGGATAACTTGTAGTCCTATACGCTCTGCATCCTGTGAAAACTCAGAGTCAAGCTTGGCGGCTATCTTACGCTCACGTTCAACTTCTTCTTTAGAAGGTCTGCCACGTTTAGATGTAGTGCTTTTCCAATCTGCATTAGCCAGAAACTTAGCTGCATTGAACTTAGCTTTACCTGATTCAGCTTCTTTGATAACGCCTTTGATACCTTCAGAGCGTAGCTTGACTTCTAGTTCAATAGGCCAATCTTCAATAAAAGCTTTGATAGCTTTAGAGTTTTTAATCTTTAACCAGTGCTTCCAAGAACCAAAAGCTTGTAAAGCAAACTCATACTCTGTGGGATCGCCTATATCCATATATAATTTTTTAAGGGAAGGTAGTGTATTTTGTGGGTCTTCATCTTGTAAAGACCATAGTGGCTCAACTTCGCTTAAGTAAAACTCTCTGAACAGAGATAAAGTTCTATATCGTTTACGGGAATCTTTAAGAAGTTCTTTATGTTCAGGGTAACGTAAAATCATACTGAAAGTCCCTTATTTGGTACTCGATCAGGTTCTTGAATAATAGTATAAAACTCTTTACCTTCATTATCTTTAATGGTAATAACGAAAGTCTTTTTGTTTTCTGAATCTAAATACTCTTCTATTTTTCTTTCAATTTTTACAATGCGTCCATTAGGATCAACTACACATGCACCAAATTGTGCTAGTGTTTTAAAAGTTAGTAAAGCTTTATGTCTGTTAACTTTATCTGCTTCTACTAAACGATCAATAGCTGACTTTTCAAAACAAACAAAACGCACAAAAGCTTTTCCTTTTTCTTTTCCATACGCATCGTGCATAGAAAATACGGATAAAAGAATTACTACTAATGAGACTACAAGGCTCTTTAGCATTATTCTACTCCTAACTTTTAATTTCAATTGTATGTATATTATAACATATTTAAAATTTAAAGTCAATAGCTATCTATGTAGAGCATTGAAAATACCTACATTAGCCGCACTAAGTAGTTACTTCAAAGATTAACATTGATAAGGAATTATAGTTAAGAGATTAACAGAAGTATATACTTATTGTTATCTGCTTAATCTGTATAGTACTATTATATCATTTATATTGTTCTATGTCAACTATAAAGGCTGCATGGAATTTCTGTGAGATAATTTGATGGTGTGAGAAGAATAGCATAGCCAGGCCAGCACCCCTGCACTACCCTACTGTCATTTCCATAGTTCTAGAAATATAAAATTGATAATCGTTATCATTTCCATAGTTCTAGAAAGATGGAATTGCCGGGCATTGAGAATGATTATCAATTGCAATGCCGGTCTAGATGCGAATGATTCTCGATTGCAACTCGCCGGTGCAGATGCGAATGCTTCGCAGTTGCAATAACTATCCAGATGCGAATGATTATCATTGTCATCTACCGGCCATGCAATTACCATGCCAAGTTGTTGATAATGATTATCATTTGCAATCCTACCGATTCCATAAACTGGCATGATTAATGCATATGCATGATCCGTGCCATTAGCTATGCAGTTTCTGCATATTAGCTATGCAAACAAATCGTCCCTTTGTTAACCTTTTGTTAACCTTTTCTGGTCTATTCTACACGTGAGCCACAGGTTCACACATATCCATGTTGCACCGCACAACAAAATATTGCACCGCAACATTAACCACTTACCCAAGGTAAGTAAACCAAAGGAGACTACTACCATGAATACCATTCTTGAAAACGTCCTGAAAACTGAGGCAACCATTGAGAAGATGGGCGGTGATCGGACCAAAGCTTTAGACGATCTGGCTGTATACCTTGCCAAGGCTGTTCAATCCCGTGGCGTCACTGTCCATACTGTCTGGAATGATCTTTATGAAGGTGCTGGATGGGCATACAAGGAATATGATGCTACTGAGGATAAAATGGTTAAGGTGGAAGGCGCACCAGCCCCCAAGAAAATCCAGACGTATAAATCTCAATCTAAGAAAGCGTTTAAGACCTTGGATATCTCAACCCTGACAACATGGTCGCAGATCAAGGATGAAATCAAGGCGGTCCCTACAGAGGAACAGGAGCGTATCAACGCAGTGATCAAGGCATTGAAAGAACAATTTAAAGCAGGTAACATTGAATTGCTTGAAGAAATGGAAAAGACCTTGAACGCCTAACCCAGACCACCAACACCAACCAAGAGCTAGGCAGTCGCTTTGATTGCCTAGCCCTTTGGCGTGTCAAAATTCCTGGTTTTTTCTGCACTTACCTCAGGTAACTGGAGTACATCATGGCAAGAATACGGTATCATCAACGCGACGGTCACATCATTGTGACGTGGAATGATATCAGAGTCGGTACGATTACTCGTAACGATGACGGTACGCATGACGCCGCAACGATCAAGTCTAAGCATCACTTACCCAAGGTAACTAGGATCGAGGCCATGTCATACTATCGTCAGTTTGATTGGCGTAGTATCGTCGGTGACGCTACGTATACACCGGCGCGTGTACGTTTTGAACCCAAGCAACCCAAGCTAACGTGTCAACGTTGGGCTTACTTTTAAGAAGGAGAATTGATTATGACTAAGCGTAATGGTACTGTCCGTGAGGCACAAATCGAGATGGATGATGCCTTGTCTTTGTTAGAAACCCAGATGTACGAAGCATTTAAGATTGTTCGTGCGCTCCATACAACTCCGATGGGAAAATGTGACTACGATCCCGACGCGTTTTACGTGGAGGTTCAAGATCGGTTGTCAGTAATGGTCACACACCTTAGTGAAGCTGAGAAGGAGGATTGATTATGGAGTTTGTAGCTACTGATATCTATTGGACGGTTAAGCTTTGCCTATTCATGCTTGGCGTTTGTGCTTTCATTGGTGCAGTTGGTATTAGTCTTGTCCAATTATGGAGTATGATGAAATGACTATGTACGTTATCGTTTCTGAAAAGAGTGCGGTAGCTAAGTACTATCGTCGTTGGGAAGCAGACAAAGCTTTAGAGTTTCTTAAAACTAAAGGTCATAACGTTTGGTTACAGAAATGGGAGACAAACTATGTTGATGTCTGATCTCGAGCAACAAGTACTAGACGATATATTTGTATACTCAATGCAACGGTCTATAAACTTTGACGAGTTTTGTTGGTGGAAAGATAACGTCATGCTTGTTAAAGATGCTACAAAGTATAACGAAGTAGTGTCTAAGTACTGGTCAAGTAAAGGTGTAGGAGTATAAGTAATGAAGCGTATCATTCACGTTAACCAACATGTCATTAAGTCTAACCGTAAGAACGGTGAAGACATGCCAGTGTTGACTTGTAAGACGTACAAGGAAAATCGATACGGTAACACCGTAGAGTTTACAGGTAATGCACGAGTTGTGTACCGTCCTGATAAGCCACTGTCATGTGGCGCACACGTATGGATTGAGACTGATCAACCTATTGTAGTTGATGGAGAAACGTTGTAATGTACGCGCTAATCTTAGTTGATTGGTTCAGTAGTACTTCCACTATCGTTGGGTACATGGCAGAACTAGATCACTGTCTTATCTTTGCTGAAGAGTTTACAAGACAGATTAGTGAGTCCACTGTACTCACGTATGAATGTATTGAAAAGGAAATGGAGAACACTTATGAGTAACAGGGAAAAGTTTCTTGACGTTATCAAGCTGTTGATCTTATGTATCATGCTTGTTACTGCTAGTATTGTATGGTAGGAGGATGTTACGATGAGTGCATGTGAAACAAGATGGGATCGCCGGCCTACGTGGGAGTTGTTGAATGTACGTAAGGCATTGTCGTTACACTCTTGGTTAAATACAGAGCAAGAGAATGAACGCTTGAGAATTGTCAAGCTTATACTTAAGAAACGTAAAGCTAAGAAGGAGAAGTAATATGCGATTGACATACCATAGGATAATGAGGTATATCAAGGAATCACTTTGGTATACATGGCATGTGAGATTACGTGATGTCTTTGGTTATCATTCACCTTTTGACAGTAGACCGTGGTGGCATCTTTGTTGCAACGG